TTTTTTGGACATTTTTGCAAAAATTACCCAACTAAAAATGTCCAAGTGGGTAATTTTATTTTCATGAAAAACACATTTTAATTTCTCCTACAATTATATAGAGTAAAATACATTTTAAAAAAGAGGGTAAAAAAAGGACATTTTTGAGTTGGGTAATTTACAAGTGGGTAATTTTACAAGTGGGTAATTTTACAAGTGGGTAATTTTACAAGTGAATTGCATCTTTTATTTTCTCTCTACATTCTTGTAGGGTGCTTTCCTGGCCGGCCATCCCTCTACAAAAACACTAAAATGCCTACATTATGGGGGTAAAAAATCTTATAAAATATTATAAAAAGTCTATCTAGCTTGATACCCCTCTTTTTTGTGAAAGACAGGATGACTTTTTGGATTTGGACATTTTTCAAAATTAATAAATGTCCAAAATCAATTTCCTCAAAGAAATGTTTTTTGGGCGCACTGAAAAATCAGAAAGAGAATGCACATTTTATTAGTGCACTGAAAATGCAGCGAAATACAAAATTTTTAAAATGGATCAAAAAATATTTTTGGGGATTTTTGGAGATTTTTTTGGACATTTTTCATTTTTGGACATTTTTGGCTCAGTTGGCTCAAATTACTTGAGCCAAAATAAATATAACATTTTTATCTACAATCTTCTAGGGAAAATAATTTATGAAAATGCTATAATTTATAATTTTGGCTCAAGTTGAGTTGAGCCAAAAACTTTAGGAGTATATTATAAAATGGTAAAAAGTCGAATATATACTTTTATTATTAGTAACTATACTGATGAATTATGGAATAATCTTATAGATGTTAAAGAAACAGATCAATGTGAATATTTAATTATGTGCAAAAATGATGATAATGAAATATCTAATATTTATGGGTATATTCGTTTTTATAATCAAAGACATAAGGAGTCTATTCAGAAAAATATATTTAAAAACGCAGCCGTTATCTTAAATACAACAGAAAAATTTGACCGATTAAAATATTTATCTCAACACAAACATTATGAATCAGGAAGAATTCATAGACAACAAAAATCAAAATATGATATTGAATATGAAATTGAAAATATGAAAAATACAATTCAAACACAAAATCTCCAAATAAACAATCTCCAAACCCTCCAAATGGAACAAAAAGACAAAATAATAGAGGAACAATCAGCCCAATTCAAACAAGTAATGGATGTTTGTCTTTCACTCGCAAAAAATATGCCCTCTATAGAAACCCACACCAATAGTCATAACAAAGTAAAAAATAAATTCAATCTTAATTTCTTCCTCAATGAACAATGCAAAGACGCCGTTAATCTCATCGATTTCGTTAAAGGAATACAATTAGAAATGAAAGATATGCTCCTACATAATCAGGTGGGTTTCGCCGAAGCAATCTCTCAAATATTTATCAAATCAATGGGTAATATGGATTTAACGCAACGTCCGATTCACTGTACTGATCTAAAACGTGAAACCCTCTATGTTCGTAATGATTCACAGTGGTGTAACGACGGCGACAAAAAAATCACCGATCGCGCAATTGAGACATTAACCAATCGCAATTATGGACAAATGAAAAAATGGAAAGATGAAAACCCAGATTATTTGAAATCGCCAGAAAAGAATAGAGAGTATATTGTATTAACACGAAATATGATGGGCGGAAGTTCAGACAAAGAACAAGACGCAAACACTCGTAAAATAATTCATAATATTGCAAAAGCAACACATCTCGATAAAGAAGTTCTTAAAAATAATATCAAAAAGAAACCAGACAAGACAATTGAAAACGCAACAACATTATAAAATACTTTTGTAAAATAAATAAAAGTTTTATGCTATTTATAGTAAAATGCGCGAATTTATCCAAAATATAATAGTTACCGGAATCAAATGGATACAAACCAATATTTTCCGCAAAGATAAAGAACCTAATATTGGACAAAACCTATATACAACAGAAGATGCAGCTCTTTTATCAGATACCGAAGAATATAAAGAAGAACCTATCTCAACTTCTCCACGGTTGTCTTTAAAAATTCCTGATCCAGAATATTATATGTTTTTGGATACGGAAACTACAGGACTCCCTGAACAAAAATCATACAATCGCTATTATGAACCGCATTTTATAAATTACTATTCCAAATCAAGAATAATTGAACTTGGTTATATGATAACAGACGATAATGGAAATAAGATTAAAGACCAAAGCTTTATCATAAAACCAGATGATTTTATTATTATAAATTCGCAAATACACGGAATCACGCACGAACATGCTATAAAAGAAGGCGTTCCCATAAAACAAGCATTGGAGACATTTTTCGATGATTTACAAAAAGTAGATAAATTAATATGTCATAACATCAATTTTGATATAAATGTTTTATTATCGGAGTGTTATCGCGAATACAAATCCGAAGCAAACATTATAAAAAAAATCAAATCAATTAAAAAAAAGTGCACGATGGCTATCGGTCAAACAAGATACAATTATGAAAGACCTCCCAAATTAGTAAAGTTATATAAACAATTATTTGGTACGGAACCGCAACAAGAACATCGAGCACTTTCTGATGTCCAATTATGTTATGAATGTTATTTTGCCTTAGAAAAAATATAATTGGAGAAATAATATTAAACGAGAACATATTAGTTATTATAATTAATATGTTTCAACCAAAAGCTGTTTTAGTTACTGGCGGATGTGGATTTATAGCATCCAATTTTTTATTTCATATGGTTCCAAAATATCCATACATAATATGGATTAATGTAGATCGCGTGGATTATTGTTCATCATCCAATGGGTTGCCTCTATTAAAACAATATAGTAATTATTATTTTTATCAGACAAATATAGCAAACGCATCTTTTATTGAACACATTTTAAAACAACACGGCGTTGATTCGGTGATCCATTTTGCAGCGCAAAGTCATGTTGATAACTCCTTTGGTAACAGTATTAATTTCACGGTTGATAATGTATTGGGGACACACTATTTATTGGAAACTGTGCGCAAATATGGCCTTGTAAAACGGTTTATACACGTTAGTACGGACGAAGTATATGGCGAAGTCGCAATCGATGAGACCAGTTCTGAAAAGTCATTGCTGAATCCCACAAATCCATATGCGGCAAGCAAAGCCGCCGCCGAATTCATAGTAAAATCGTACAATAAATCTTACGGTATTCCAATAATTATTACACGCGGTAATAATGTATATGGCCCTGGACAATATCCCGAAAAACTCATACCTAAGTTCTTGATGCAATTGTTGCATAATAAGAAAATGACTATCCACGGTTCTGGTGAAAATATCCGCAACTACATTTATGTAGAGGACGTAGCCATTGCATTCGAGACAATATTATTTAAAGGCGAAGAACAGCAAATATACAATATAGGTACGGAAAACGAATATTCGGTGATGGATATTGCTAAAAAATTGCATTCAATGGTTTCGCCAACCACAAATATAAATGAGCATTTGCAATATGTTGATGATAGACTATTTAATGATTTCCGTTATTGTATTGATAGTAATAATTTACAAAAATTGGGTTGGGAGCCGAGAACAAATTTTGATGTTGGATTGGAAAAGACAATCGATTGGTATAGGACGACAGATATAAAAACATATTTTGCGACTAACCCACAAATCTAATTTATTTTTGATACAATAGAAACAAATATAGTAATATGGAATTTATAGCAAGCGCGGTGCTTCCACTTATAATAAGAGCAGAATCATCAATATTTAATCCATGAAGAAGCCACATAATATTTGTAATGATCATAAGAAAAATAGTATAAAGAGATAAATTTGATACTGATTTTGTAGTCCAAGTTTTTACGAGTTGTGGGAGAATCTGTATTGCGTTTAGTGATGGTGCTAAAATTGCAATTAAATTCGCAGTATTTATCATACTATACAAATGTATAGTATAATTATCTAGATAGCCAAATCTTCCGCATCAGCGTTAGCATCAGAATCAGCAATCTTCTTTTTTTCTCTTTTCGGAATCATTGTCTCGTAAAAATAGTGTCCCAAATTAACAACATTGGTCAAAATATTCATAGGCGATCCATAATCCGCACAATAAATCAAACCATCATCGCTCTCTATTTTAATACTATAATACCAGAATGGAGGTATATATAACATATTTCCACTATGAACAGTAAAGTCCAAAAACTTCATCTTCTGAAATCCATTGCGATATGTGTCTTGTGGATTCCATACGTTTAGAGGCGACGTAAATTCATAATTCGCATAATCTTTGTTTACCACCATATATTTATTACTTCGCCAAGGCGTCATTTTCACTTGTATTTTGCCCCCATTTACGTAGATAAAACGTCGCTCATATGTATGATAAGTCAATGGGGTTGTAGTTCCAACCGACCCGAAAACAACATCGTATTTGCTAAAAACAGAAAACGTGGGTTTTAAATATTTATCCAATTGTTTGTAGTATTTATCCAGACCGGTTTCATAAATAAAAGATTGATTCTGATTACTGAAGTATTTATTAGAGGCATCGGTTTTAACAAGACTTTCGGCGGCATTGAGCTCAATTACGGCGGCATTTGCAGGACGATCTGCGTGATAATCTTCGGTTTCTTTAACGAAAACATCGAAGCTTCCATATTCGGCAGCTAAGAATTTGAGGGAATAATCTTGCAATGTATTTGCAAAATTGCTAAATTGAAATATGATGGGTTGTTTCAGATTTGCACTCTTATTAAGATCGTCGTTGTTTGTATAATCAATTTCGTAAACTTCCATATCGTCACCCTTTTTTAATTGAAACATTACCTGGCTGTAAATAATTAGCATTAAAATAAAAATAATGATTGCATACAACGTGTCCATTTCTAATAAAGAATAAGAATAAAAATACACGGTTTATACTTGGTACAAAAATCATAAAACATTACTTATGATTTTTATTTTAAAATTTTACCTGTTTGCATTCACATATGGTGTTAAAAAATTTATTTAGATACACATCCAATCTCTAAAGGAACACGACCATAATCGGGCTCATATGTGCTCTGATTCCAAGGACCTACATCAACTTTGGGAATAATGGGGTCACTTCTCAACTGCAAATTGGCGTTTTTCATTGTCTGGCCAATGGTATCCAAACCAATGTGGTAGCCAGCCTGTAGAAGATCTCCACTCATAATATTACCGCTAGTCATACTAACAGGGTTGAGAGCGGCCCACTCACTGTGCTGGTCAGCGGGGAGCAGCTCAGCGGGAGCAGCAACACTAGAAGCTTGGTGGGGTGCATCGGAAGTCTTTACATCGGGAGTAGTGGGTAACTCCTGTTTATGAGAACCATCCTCAACACCCTCAAGCGACATACTTTTGTCGTCGGCATATGAAAGGAGCATCCAAGCAAAAACGATAAAAATAATAAGAGTTAAAAGTCTTTGGGGAGTGAAAACACGAGCAAAACCGTCTGTAATATTCTTGAACATTATAAGGACTTATATATTACGGAATGATAAAATTATTTCTTCTAAAACCTTACTTTTTTTATACCGGTTTCAATAATATCTCTATTATTCATCATTTTCCAAATTTTCCAAATTTTCTAAATCACCTTCATCATCACTATCCTCTAAATCATCCAACATATACATATTCTTTATTCGGCGTGCTTCCATAAATGAAGATAATGCTAAAGATTTTGCTAATTTTGCTTTTTTTCTAGCATTTCGATACATTTCATAATATACTTCCGTTTTGTCTTTCAAATAAATGGTGTCTTCTTCGTTGATATTTGTATCGTCTAAATTAATCTCGTACGGTTCAGAATCATTATGAATCTCTACAATGTCGTTATTTGTTTCCTTCAATTCTATTTGGATATTGGGTTCTTCGGATGCTAAAGATTTTTCATTATCATCTAAAGGCTCATTTTGTGAGTCTTCGTCTTGCATTGATTCAAGACTATTAGTAAGTGTATCGGCGGTAAGCATATCAGCAGAAGGTGGACTATTCGTCATCGTATTAGCAGTAAGCGTATCAGCAGAAGGTGGACTATTCGTCATCGTATAAGCGACATGCATATTAGCGACTGGTGGACTATTAGTCAACATATTATCAGTCTGCGAACTACCCATTTGTATAGTTGTAGCCAATGATTTTGCATTCTCTTGCTTAGCTCCAGTACGATCCTTAATAATACATTTATCAAATATTTCAACCGGCTTTATTACCATTGCTTGTTTCATAACAAGCTCGATTTGAAAACTCTTTGCTGAACATCGAACCCCCTTGACTTCAACAATTGTAATCATAGTCGTTTTATCATTCAGAGTTTCGGGATCAATATCAGTTTCGGATTCATCATATATTTTAACAGCAGGGCTTCCATTTATACGCTGATCCACATTTACTCTTACTAAATATTGTTTGCCTGACTTGAACAATTTCACCGTCGGCGCAAAATAACTCTCAATATCATCTTCATCCAACTCAGTATCAAACCATTTTTCACGGTTAGCATAAATTAATTTGCGGGTTGTGATCTCAAGCGTCTCTATCCACTGAATAAATTCCTCATCTATATTTGTAAAAACCAAATCCGTATAAATCTTTTTTCCGGATTTAATAAGCCCCGATTTTGTAGAGCATTTTGGTGTTTGAATATAGAGAGAGTTATGATTAATCAAAAATTTGCTAAAATGATTGCCGCCCGTAATAGAGGCTGGAGACGTCATAGTCAAATCTCCAAAATTAAAGTCATTTGTTGGATCATAAATATTGCTCATAAGAAAGGTATAAACTATATAATATTTTTAACACTATGTTTCAACGCAACATATTGACTGCGCGTTTAAAAAATCTAGAAAAAAATACTACTTATAGTAAAAGATGAAATCGATTCGCGACAGTTTATATGAATTAATACAAAACGAGAGTATTAAGAGCGAGCTAAAGATGATATTTAAGCCATTTGCATTTATGATTTATAACGAATTATATTTTTATTTATTGATGATTTTAGTATATTGTGGTTTACTCCTCTTTTTTGTTTTAGGCAGTTTTTTTTATTTAATTTCGATACATAATAAGCTGAAACGTTTAACAATAGAGGCAAGTGAAGGACAGTAAAAATGTTTTCATAATATATAACAATGACTGGAGCCGCTGAACACGCAATCAAAGTTTATGGAAACACCGATCAACAAACTGCTGGACCTAATGGTGCTATTAGAGCTAACACTGGTATGACTGGTGGTAAGAATAAGTCCAACAAACGAAATAACAAAAAAAATAAGAATAATAACAACAAGAGTAGAGGAGGAAAGAAGAATAAGCGAAACACCCGATCCAGGAAGTTTCGAGGAGGAAAGTGAGGATTTTCGCCTTCCTTCGGAATGTAAGTTATAAATGAAAAAATAGTGTCGTTCTATAAAATAAATGAGCGAACCAAAACAACCTACATTCGAAGATAACGTCCGGCAATGGACACTTTTAGACACAAAAATCAGACTTGCAAACTCCCAAGTAAAAGAAATGCGTAATGCTCGTGAATCACTATCAAAAACAATCTGTGATCATATGAAACAAACTGGAATAGCCAATCGTAAAATAGAAATTGCAGATAGTAAAATAGAGGTTTTTGAAAAAAAGGAATATTCGTCATTAACAATGACGTATTTAGAAAAATGTTTGTCTGCAATTATACAAGAGCAAGAGAGTGTAAAGCATATTTTGCAATACATTAAAGACAAGCGCGATATCAAAAGAACAGTCGAGTTAAAACGCACATTTAATAAGGGAATGAAACGCGGCACTGCAAAAATCACCGAGTCTAGTGGATATGAATCTGAATAAAGAGGAAAATACTGACTATTTGAATATCTATACAATATATAGCCCAATACTGTATAGATGAATATTATCGAAAAGACACAAACATATAGTTATCAAGACAATAATACTGATGAATTTATTGCAAAGGGTGGTTATTTAGTGAGTGATTTATTGGATGAAAAAGACCTGGATATGCAAGGAGGTGGTGTAGGCGTCATCGCATTTCGCGATTTTTTTAAAGATCTATCCATCCCAACCGGATTACACGTCTATAATCGACCAGAACCAATTGGCCCCAAAACCACAGTATTGGATAGAACCGACATAATTATGTCCGACGATTTCAACAAATTATTGGAAGCGGTTTTTGCCTCCAAGCCTAGAGGCGAACAAACACATAAGAAAAAACCGGAAAAAACTAAAATGAAAATGACCAGGAAGAAACAGTAATAATATAAATAATGAAAAAACATTATAAATATACTTAAATGAAAAACGCAAAACCTATTATCATTTATAGAAATGGAACCAGTAAAAGAGAGAAAGCCTAGAACCAAGGCAAAAACCGATGAACCCAAAACGCGAGCAAAGAAACAGAATATCACTATAGAGGTTGTAGAAATCCAACAAGATAATGATGATGATGCGAAGAAAGGGCGCAAGCCAAAGGGCGGCAAGCTCATTATGAAACAGACCGACGTGCAGCAAGTAGCACAGCCAGTTTCCAACATAATTTTACATTTAAAATGTTCTATGAAAGAATTGAATGAATATATTACCAAGAAAGAGAAGATGTCCTCTATTTCACTTGCGTATAATCCGGACGCTCCGCCATCATTGCTAACTTACAATGCGGAGAAACAGCCTTTTTCTCAATATGACGAATATCAGGTTTTAAATAACAATGCGTATATTGATAGGTTAGACAACACCGCATGTTGCGCAAATTGCAAGTCGAATGAAAAAGAAAGCGATGATAGTTTGAATTTGAAAGAGATTAATGCGAAATTGAAAAAACTAAAGATCATTTTGTATAAGAATCAGCAGCAAGATAAGAAGTCGGCATGTTTCTGGTGCACATATGATTATGATACCCCTTCGTGTTATATTCCCAAGTATGAGAATGATGAGGGGATTTTTGCATATGGCTCGTTTTGTCGTCCTGAATGTGCAACCGCATATTTAATGAATGAGACGATTGACGACTCTACTAAGTTTGAGAGATACCATTTGTTGAACCGAATCTATGGTAAGATTTGCGGATTTTCGAAGAATATAAAGCCGGCACCAGATCCCTATTATACATTAGAGAAGTATTATGGAAATATGACTATTCAGGAATATCGCAAGTTATTCAAGAATGAATATATGTTGTTGACTATTGATAGACCAATGACTAGATTATTGCCGGAATTACACGAAGAGACTGATAGCACTATTTTGAATCGCGGCGGAATGAACAAATCGGCGTCTGCTACGGGTGCATACAAAGTAAAGCGTCAAAGCGAAAAGACTGCTAGTACAAGCAAAAACAGCATTATTAAAAACACTTTTGGTATTACTGACTAGAACAAATTCAATTACAACTAAAATATTATAATTGAATATAGAAAAATGCTGCTTACATAATGTATATTATGATTTCTAGTTATTTAATGGGTGGTCTTGGAAACCAGCTTTTCCAGATATTCACGGCAATAGCAATGTCTTTACAGTTTGAAACGCCATTTATATTTACCTATTCAAAAACGTTGACTGTGGGCACACACCGGCCAACATATTGGGACACATTATTGTCCGAATTGAAATCGCGCACAACTTATAACGAAAATCATCAACTTATCGAATACAATAATAATAGCATTCTGAATTCGACTGTTATTAAAGAAAACGGATTTGATTATAAATTAATAGTGCTGCCGCCAGATTGTAAAACCAAAAACTACATCTTATATGGATATTACCAATCATATATCTATTTTAAGAAGCATTTTTCGGAAATATGTAATATGTTAAAACTTGCCGAGAAACAAGATGCAATCCGAACTAGATTCGCCAATATATTTTCAACTGATCAACAAACCATTTCAATGCATTTTAGAATCGGCGATTATAAGGGCATTCAAGATGTTCATAACATTTTGTCTGTTAAATATTATTCCGCTGCATTGAAACAATATATTAGTATTGCAGGTGATGCGCCCTTGCGTATTTTGTATTTTTATGAGAACAAAGATAATGAAACCGTAACTATAATGGTTTCGGTGTTGAAGAAAATGTTCCCGAAATGCACATTTATAGCAGTTGATCATACATTAGAAGATTGGGAACAAATGCTTCTTATGAGCATATGCGACCATAATATTATTGCAAACAGCACATATAGTTGGTGGGGTGCATATTTTAATCAGTCGGAAACAAAACGCGTTTTTTATCCATCAAGATGGTTTGGGCCGAAAATGCAGCACGCAAATACACGCGATTTGTTTCCAGAAAATTGGACAAAAATAGAGTGTTGATTCTATTTTCCATATAAGTAATATAAACGTATATAATGATGAATTATACACAATGAAACTCGTTTTTTATAGTTGTTTTTTCGGAGGTGATACAAATGACCGAAATAAAATTCCAAAATGCCCATCCGATAACCACGACTGTTTTTTTTTCACAAATAATGCAAATACATATGCTGCACTAGAAACGACGCGGTGGAAAGGTGTGTATTTGGGAGATACAATACCAGTCAAACAAGATCCAGTTGCATCAGCTATGGACGCAAAACATTTGAAAGCGTGTCCTTATATGTATAAGGAATTGCAACAATATGATGTTTCTTGCTATATAGATAGTTCATTAACAATTACATCACTCTCTGAAATCTTAACTATGGTTAACGACACATTTAATTATAGTAATTACACGATGATTATTGCGCGACATCCTTTTATTAGCGAATCGTGGTTGCCGTCTGCGCGAAGCGAGTTCAATAACGCAATGCTTCAACCACGGTATGCGGCCCAACGAGAAAAATATGAACAATATATGACGGAACAAATTGGATCGGGATTATTGGAAACAGATTGTATTCATTATGCGACGGGATTTATAATACGGAAGCATAATATGAAAGCACGACAAATAGGGGAAGTTTGGTATCATCATATTCAGAAATGTGGAATTGAATGTCAAATAAGCTTCTTTTTTGTGCAACAGATGTTTCGAGGAGATATTTATGCGATTGAACCATATTCGTGTTTCAAACATATGTTTCATAATTGACTTTTTGAAACAGATTAAAGATAATATACGAAATATGATATTCATAATATTATGTACTCAAAAAAACAGTTAAAAAAGGATAGTATCACAGACAATTATTACAATATGAAGCGTACTGCTGAATTATTAATGGAGACGCCTCTGTATAAAAATACGATTGCTGAGAATAAGGAGTTGAAAGAACAAATACGATATTTAAATTATACTATTGAATATTTGGAGTTAAAAAATAAAGAGTTGGTTAAGAAGTTGAAGCGTTATAGAAAGCCTGTTTATATTAAGACGGAACCTATTGAAATTAAAGATGAAGAGCCGGAGCAAGAGCAAGAGTTTGTTGTTGAGGATGAAGAGCCAATTAAATATGAAATTATTGAGAACGTTGTTACTGAAGAAGCCGAAGGCGAACAAGAGGAAGAAGAGGAAGAGGTTGAAGATGTAGAAGCTACTGAGGAAGAGGTTGAAGCTACTGAGGAGCAAGAAGAAGAGGAAGAGGTTAAAGCCGAAGTCGAACAAGAAGAAGGCGAAGAGGAAGGCGAAGAAGAGGGTGAAGGTGAAGAAGAGCAAGAAGAGGAAATAGTGGATGTTGCAGTGGAACAAGAAGAGGTTGAAGCAGAAGGCGAAGAAGAGGTTGAAGCAGAAGGCGAAGAAGAGGTTGAAGCAGAAGGCGAAGAAGAGGTTGAAGCAGAAGGCGAAGAAGAAGCAGAAGGCGAAGAAGAAGAAGGTGATGGCGTATATGAGATTGTGATCAAGGGAAACACCTATTATGTATCAAATGAAATAGACAGTTTCATTTACAAAGAAGATGAGAATGGAGATATATCAATGGAAGTCGGCAAATATGTTGATGGAAAGGCAACATTTTACAAGAAATAAATATAAAGCCATAATCTAAAAATACTATAAAATGTTATTCAGTCGAGTTTTGCCTGTATTAAATTTTTGTATTTCATCAACTGCATTATTATTTCAAACAACAGTATTATATCCATGGCACAATGAAATTAGTAAACAAATAAACAATTTGGAAACCCATAAAAATAAATAAATACAATAATTGCGGTATTGTATTTATAAATCCTAATTAAATTTCATAAGCATTGTTGCATTAGATCCTTTTCTAGGATTAAAAACAATGGGGCGATTACCCTTTCTAACATCATATGTAAAAGTCTCTTTTTTTTGTTCTTCATATCCAGTTGTAAAATTGGTAATATTAACAAAGTTAGTCTCAGCATCATATTTATAATCAACGCCACTAATATTTGTAATACCATCGGTAGTGTTTACAGCAAATTTCTCAAAATCACTCATATTCATATCACGAGTATTACCATGCATCAATTGAACAATATTGTTGATATCATTGATTTTGAAGAAATTGGTGCGATCAATAATAAGGCGGCCTTTTTCGGCGCGTTTTTGCATCATATTATCTTCATAACCCCATCCCCAAAAATTTGGGAATCCGTTGAGTCTCTCAAAATCCGCACCAGTTATAGAAAAAATACCACCAAGAGTGTAATTAAATCCATAGAAATGTTTAATGACACCCATAGAGGTATAATAGTTAAGTAAACCTTTTCTTACAGGAAAGCAATCAACATCATTAAAAACAAGTGTGATATTTTTATAATCATTGGGATACATAGTTTTTAAGACAATAAAACCAATGTTTTTCATTGCACCGCGATTAAATGTACGCGTATCACATTGGTGTGAAAAAATGAATTTATAATCATTTGGATCATAATCTTCTAAAACAAGTTTCATCTGTTCCTTAAATATTTTGAGATGCTCACTTCTATCACGGTACGGCACAATAAAAACAATTTTTGGGACGACACTATTCATTATATACACTAGCAAAATAATAAAATAATAATATTTTTACACAATCAAAATATTATTTTTACATAGATAACATACTTGGCGGTATTAAAACAGCTTTCTCTAAATCCATTTTCTTGTAACACTTATTTATAGTTACTTCGCTAACTCCGCACGCATTTTTAATATCTGTTTTGGAAATATTAATATTGAATAATTGACTCACAAAATAAACAATTCCGGCTGCAATAGAATGGGGTGCATTATCTTGGATAAGACGCAGCTCTTCGATCTTAGATGCAACAAACTGACATAACAGCATATGTTTACCGTTAATGCCGAGACTACTGCAAAATCGCGCAATAAAGTGAATTGGTTTTGTAATAAGCGAATCAGTTGCTTCATCTAAACCATTGTTTCGGTCAATATTATTGAGAATTTCCATAGCCAAACTGCATCCGTGTGTTGCACTTGTCTTATCTAATTGAAATATTCTGGCGATTTCGTGCGATGTGCGCGGGCACCCATTCATTTTACAAGATATATAAATGGAAGCTGCTTTGGTACCATCGCGATTGCATCCTCGAAACATTTGTTGTTCCGAAATACTCTTGTGTATGACTAGCGCATGATCAATGAAAATCTTGGAAATACCGGCGTTTTGCGCCATCGTGCTAATATACATAAACTCATTGTATAATGACTTTTCCTTATGTGGGATTGATTGCCACTCCGTCCATTTTCCGATTTTGCGCATTTCATATGAAGATTTACCGGTGTAAAGCACTTTACAACCATAAGAAGATTCTTGTAATAGCGGATTTATTGGCATGCCACACCTAGTAGGATCCGAATTTTGATTATCATCAGCTCCATAATATCTCCATTCAGCACCTTGATC